GGTTTGCATTCACTTTTTTCAGAAGAAGGGACGAGTTCTTGTGCCCCGGTAGATCAGGTGTGTGTTGGCCAGCTGGTGGCCCAATGTTCAGAGCGAGTGTACGAGGGTACTATGCCATGTGTGGCTCAAGGTTGTGCTCGAGTTAGCACGACTAAGACGCAATTCAAGGTTGGACCTGTTCATTACAAGAGCCCTGTGCATTGGTTGGAACAAGGCATGGTGCGGTGTTATGGTTCAAATGCTGGTTTTCGGCCCAACTATACTTCGCAGGTGTGCTCAAGTTTGACGCGCTCATTTTGGGAGGATAAGGGGTTTTCGACCAACAAGGTGGCACCTGATCTGGGTTGGCGACCCTACTACCGGGCATTGGTGGATCTTGCCCAAATACCAGATGGTTTGGATCCAGATATCATCAAGGAGTGCGCTATGGCCTTCCTTGAAGACATTTGGAAGGAAATTCCGCATGATCCTATCAAGCCATATGATCGGATCACGGCAATTAACGGCGCTGATGGTGTTTCATTTGTTAATTCGATCGACATGAGCACGAGCGCCGGATCGCCTTGGTATCGATCCAAGCGTGATCTATTGCAAATCATCGGGGTGGAGAAGGACAAGTTGCTGTATGATGTTGTCCCTGAGGTGCAGGAGTTGATAGACCATATCTACTCTTGTTACGATAGTGGAGTCACTGCTCTTCCTATGTTCGTGGCTAAGGCCAAGGACGAACCGATCTCGGAAGAGAAAGCCTTGAATGGAGATTCGAGGATTTTCACTGCTTCACCCTTACACTTTACGATCGTTGTGCGACAATACTATCTTCCGCTGATTCGTTTGATACAGAATCACAAATTTGCGTTTGAGTCGGGACCTGGGATGGTATGCCAATCTAAGGAGTGGAACGATCTTTTCCGGTATTTGACAAAATTCGGGAAAGAACGTATCATAGCCGGAGATTATAGCAAGTTCGACAAGCGACAGGAGTGCTTGGTCTTGCAGTGGGCATTCTGGATCCTCGTCCAGATCGCGCAACGTCTTGGTTACTCTGAGATCAGCATTCAGCGAATGTGGGCAGCGGCACAGGATATCATGCAGGCTTTTGTCGATTTCAATGGTACCTTGTTGCAGTTTGTCGGGATGAATCCGTCGGGTCACCCGCTGACTGTGATAATCAACGGCTT